CAAGGATTCGGTCCGTACCATGGCTGCAGACCGGGTGATCTTCAACGCGCACAACAACGGGAGCGGCACTACCACGCCGACACCTCAACAATGACCGATATCACCACCACCTGGATCGCGAGCACGGGTAATGGCGACTGGTCGATCAGTGGGGGCGCTCTGGCCAGCGGCGATGACCTGGCCAGTGCTGTGCTGATCAGTTTGTTTACCGATCGCCAGGCCGATGACGACGACATTCCTCCGGATGGCGGAAATGACCTCCGCGGCTGGTGGGGGGATGCTGGTGAGGATGTGCCGATAGGCTCGCGGCTCTGGCTGCTGGATCGGTCCAAGCTCACTCCCGCCGTGGCCAACACCGCCAAGATTTATATCGAAGAGGCACTGAAATGGCTCATTGATGACCAGGTGGCCCTCAGTGTCAGCGCGGCCACCGTCATTGCCGGCCGCAGCCAGCTCAATGCCATCGTCACCATCACGCATCGCGACGGCTCCGTGAGCGCGCTCAACTACAACTGGGTCTGGGACCAGGCCTAGCGATTCATATCGGATGCCTGGCAGCATTGTTGCAGCCAGGCAATTAGGAGGATGTATGCAAAATCACATACTGATGGTCAGTAAGAAAACTTCTTCCACGGGATGCGAGAAGCATCAACGCTTGCAAGAAAGTCCACCAAGTCAGTTCGACCCTGATACCGGAATGTACCTCGGGAGTCCTGTGACGCCAGAACGACGGGCGTACCTGGAAAGTGTGGCTGGAACGATTCGCGGACCTTGCCGGATTCGTGAGAAGACCCCGTCACATGGTGCTTGACCAATACGATCGCAAAGGTGATGCCTTGCTCTTTTATTAGTGCGCCTTCAAAGCTGCTCATTCAACTCTCCTTGCTATATACGCCGAAATTGGCGCGCCCCAGTCCCTGGGCTTGCAGGCAAGGGACCGGGAAATCCCATTGCGTGAAGGCAGAACGCTACTATTTCTATTGCGCCAGGCGCTACTGGAAATTCGTACAGCCACTTCTGAGTAACCAACTAAACCCGCCTTGAGCGGGTATTTTTTTGCCTGGAGCAAGCCACTTATGCCATATCCGCGACCTACGCTCTCGGACCTGCGCGCTCGCGTGGCCTCGGACATCACCTCGGGACTGCCGACGGCCGACGGTCTGCTGCGCTTCTCCAACCTGCAGATCACCGGCAAGGCTGTAGCTGGGCTTGCCTACCTCAACTACGGCTACCTCGACTGGATCGCCAAGCAGGGCGTCCCCTATACGGCCTCTGGCGAGTTCCTTTATGCCTGGGGAGCCATGAAAAATGTCTACCCAAAATCGCCGACCGTTGCGTCGGGGGCTGTCACGTTCCCGGGTACGCCTGGGGTGATAGTTCCTGCGGGTACCCAGGTGGTGCGCAGCGACGCAGCGACATTCACCACGCAGGCGTCAGCCACTGTCGGCACCGATAGCACCCTGGTGGTCCAGGTGACGGCGGATTTGGCCGGGGAGGCCGGGAATACCCCGGTTGGTGGACTGATGACGCTGGGCACTTCCATCACTGGCGTGCAATCAACTGGTGCGGTTACCGCCGTTATCACCGGCGGCGCAGATCAGGAACTTGATGAGGCGTTCTTCGGCCGCATGCTTGCGGCTTACCAGAGCACTCCCAATGGCGGATCTGACAACGATTATGTGAACTGGGCCCTGGATGTGCCTGGTGTCACCCGGGCTTGGTGCATGCCCAACGGGTTTGGTACCGGAACCGTGGTGGTGTACTCGATGCTGGATGATGCCAACGCTGCCTATGGTGGCTTTCCGCAAGGCACGAACGGCATCTCATCGAGCGACAACCGGGCTACATCTGGAAACCTTGCCGCCGGCGATCAGCTGATCATCGCGAACAGCGTCTATATCCAGCAGCCGGTGACCGCCATGGTCTACCACTGCGCGCCGATTGCTGCACCAATTGCCTGGACGATTACCGGGCTCATAGGTGCATCGACCGCAACCCGGACAGCAGTAGCTGCCGCAATCTCGGGAGTTCTGTTTGACCAGGGCGCACCGCTGGCTGATGGATCTTCTGTCGACGTCTCTGACGTGGGGGCGGCAATTTCCGCGATCGCGGGAACGCAAGGGTTTGTGATCACGTCCCCGGTTGCAAACATCCCCAATACCCTCGGCCATCTGCCCACCCTCGGCGTCATTACTTACGGCTGATCATCATGCCAAAACCGTCTTATACCGATGCCGACTTCACGTCTGCGCTGCTCGGACTGTTGCCGCGTGGCAGGGTCTGGCCGAAAGATCTGACCTCTGTTCACGCCCAGGCAGTTTCATGTTTTGCACCGACGTTCACGCGGATCAGCGATTCCGCGCTCGGGCTGATCGACGACCTTTTTCCGGCGACAACCGTGAACTTCCTCGCAGAGTGGGAGGCGACGCTGGGTCTCCCCGATCCATGTTCCGGGGTGTCACCAACCTTCCAGGGCCGCCGTAACCAGGTGGTGGCTCGATTCACCAATACTGGCGGCCAGTCCATCCAGTTCTTCACGGCGTACGCGGCCGGACTTGGATACGCAATTACCATCACTCAATACGCCCCGTTCCGCTGTGGGCAAAGCACCTGCGGACAGCAACTCGGTGGGGCCGACTGGTTCTTCACCTGGGCGGTCAACTGCCAGCTGAACACCATCAGCCACTTCCGCACCGGTCAGTCAGCCATGGGTGATCCGCTGGCCTCATGGGGCAATGCGGTGCTCGAGTGCGAGCTCACCGAAGCCAAGCCATCGCATACCCGTCTGCAATTTCACTATTCGTGAGGCCTTAGATGTATCAAATCGACAACTCAACGGCGGTCGCAGCCATCCCGGCGAGTACCGCGCCGGGCACGACCGGATATTTTACTGACGGCAACCCGGCAACCGGCGTTTCAGCGACGATCCTGAACGCCGAATTCATGAACTCGATCATGATGGAAAACCTGAACGTCCTTGCCGCCGCCGGGATCACACCGGTCAAAAGCCAGTTCAATCAGCTTGCACTGGCCATCGCCAAGATCGTGCAGAATGGCGCCGCTGGCGCTGCCAGCGAGACCTCGGCCGGTATCCTGAAGCTGGCCACCAGCGCCCTCGCGGCCGCCGGCCTCGATAACGCCACCGCGATCACCCCGCAAAAGCTGGCGGCTCAGATCCAGTCCGGCGGACTGGCGTTCGGCGTCGACACAGGTACGGCCAACACCTACGTCTGCACCTTTTCGCCAGCGCTCACGGCTCGCATCGAGGGCCAGGTTCTGCGCTTCAAGGTCAAGACAACCAGCACTGGCGCTTGCACTATCAACGACGGGCTTGGAGTCGTATCAATGGTGGGAGGGGCACATGCGGCCCTCCAGAACGGTGAAGTGATTGCAAATGGTGACGCCTGGATTCAGTGGAACACCTCCGTCGGCTCCGGCTCCTACATCCTGCTGTTCTGCACCGGCGCGCCTGAACAGGTTGCGCCGGCCACGCAGAGCCAGCATGCCGTCACCGCCGGCCAGATCCAGACCCAAAGCCTGACTGCATTCCCGACTGGGGGTACTTCACCTGCATTCACGCTGACTCCTGTCCCCGCAATCACTGCATATGCGACAAACCAGCAGTTCCGGGTGACCTTCAGCGCAGCGGGGGGCGCCACACCCACGCTCAATGTGTCTGGCCTGGGCGCGAAAAACCTCAAGCAATACACCTCAACTGCCACAAAGATGGCCGCTACTGTTGCCGCCGGCCAGATTGCAGATGTCGTGTATGACGGCACAGATCTTGTTGTGCTCGACCAGCTTCCGAACTCAGTCGGCACAACTCCTGCGCAGTTCGATAACTCGACGAATCTTGCGACAACCGCGTTTGTTCAGGGTGTCGGACTTCATTACAGTAGCCTTGTGCTTGCTAGTGCCAATATAACCCTCACCGCAGCAACGCACGCGGGAGCAGTTATTGTCGGTAATAGCTCGTCGGCAATTAACGTAACACTCCCTTCCGTTTCAACTATGCCGGCTGGGAGTGCTATTAAGTTTTGGAACTACGCAACCGGCACGATGAACCTGTTGGCGGCAGGCTCTGATAGTATCTATTTGCCAGGAGCCGTAACTTCCTACCCAGTACCTACGGGGTCGTCGATTACTCTCGGATCAAGCGCTGCCGGTGTTTGGTTTGCAATTGACGGAGTTCAGCAAGTCGGCGTCCAGGGCTCCGCAAAGAATCTTGTGGGCGGCGCTACTGGCCTGAGCAAAGTCGCAACGTATACGGCAGATGAGATCATTGTTGAGAGTGCATCTAACGCATATCAAGTTCTGCGCGCTATAAGTATCGCGCCGAGCCTCGCGAGTTCCGGTGCAAACGGTCTAGACTCTGGATCGGCATCTGCAGCAACTCTGTACAATGAGTTCGTAATCTGGGGAGGCGGAGCACCGGCTGGCCTGTTTTCACTAAGCGCGACTGCCCCAACAATGCCCGCAGGGTATACGCACAAAGCCAGGGTCGGCACAGTGCGGACCGACTCATCTGGTAATATCTTAAGCTTTAACCAGATTGGCAACTGGGTGCAGCCGAAACCGGCAGCCGGTTCTAACGTGACTTTTTATCCAACGCTGGCATCCGGTGTTACTTCTGGGTATACGGCAGGCAGTGCAACGTGGACTCCGACAGCCGTATCTGTATCTGGCGTAGTACCGCCTACAGCAACGGAGATTGGGTTGTGGATCTATGTAGTCAATCAGCAGTCAGTTGTTGTGGCTCCAAATACTTCATTTGCTGGTGATAGCTCAACAACAAATCCTCCGCCTATTATTTTCCGAAATGCATCATCGACAATCAATAATCGTCGGGAAAACATGATCCTTGAATCTAGCAATATTTATTGGGGGTCTGATTCAGCAACTACTAAACTTTGCGTAATTGGCTGGAGAGACAGTATATGAGGTATGCAGTATTGAAGGATGGGTCTGGGTGGAGAGCAGTTGATGGTCCGCAGCCTGATCCGGACGATCCGTCGAAATTATTCCCCGATCCGGACACCGAGAATTATTCCGAGACTCTGCCGCCCGACCCAGTCGGGCCACCTCCAACGGGTGCCGAGGTGCTCGCTGCCGCGAATGCTCAGCGCGACAGTCTGCTCAGTGTTGCTGCGCTGCGCATTGCCCCCTTGCAGGATGCCGTTGACCTGGGTAGCGCCACGGCTGATGACACTGCGAGCTTGACTGCATGGAAACAGTACCGGATCGCAGTAAACCGCATTTCGGCCCAGGCCGGGTTCCCCACAACTATCGACTGGCCAGCGCCGCCGGCCTGACCAGTACCTTACAGCCACAGCCGCCCTTGAGCGGTTTTTGTTCCCGGAGAAACCATGAATACATCACCCGACGGTATCGCGGTGCTGAAATATTTCGAGAACTGTTCGCTGACTGCCTATCCAGATCCAGCCACCGGCGGTGCGCCATGGACCATCGGTTGGGGGCACACCGGGCCAGAGGTCGTACCCGGGCTGACCTGGACCCAGGATCAGGCCGCCGATCAGCTCGTCACTGATCTTTCGAGCCGGGAACAGACAGTCTCCGGAGCGGTTACCGCGGCGCTGACACAGGGCCAGTTCGATGCGCTGGTGGACTTCGTCTACAACCTGGGCGCGGGTAACTTCCTGTCGTCAACCCTGCTATGCCTGGTCAATGCCGGCGACATGACTGGCGCCGCGGCCCAGTTCGCACGTTGGAACAAGGCCGCCGGCGTGCCAATGCGTGGTCTTACCCGGCGCCGGGCTGCTGAAGCGGCTCTGTTCGCCGGTAGCAGCGGGGCGGACGCAATCGCGGCGGGAGTGGCGGCAGCATGAGCCTG